TGGAACGGCTGGTGTGTCTATCGGAATGTCCGGTGACGCAACACCTGTTGCGCTCGCTGAGTATGTCCGGCTCGACATCGACACAACGGACGCGCTTGTGTATCTCGTATACGCAGACATCAGCGCACGGAACGTCACTGCAAGCACTGAATAGCAATGGCCGACAACAAGGTTCAAATTGAAGACTACACACCCAGCGCCCAAGCCACCGTCCTGAAACTGGATGGCGTCTCTGACTCTTTGGCTAACTCGCTTCGGAACGCCGCAATAAACGGCAAGTCCGCTGCCGGTTCTGTCAGGCTTGCAACTACTTCGCTTAATGCTCTTAATGAAGACCTCAAAGGCCTTCACACGATCATGTCGTGGCCGTACAGCGTTGAACCTTCTGACCTTGCTGTTCTCTTTGATGAGGAGCCCACCAATCGAGCATGTTGCTCTGTGAAGGCTGCTTGTCTCAATGCCGGTGGGTTCAAATTCATCCACAAATCTAAGAAGGGAGAAAAACCTTCTGCTGCTATGGAGTCAGACTTCAACAATATGTTCGGCTCGGATGGCATGGATGAGTTCCTCACCAGGGTAGAAACAGACTATGGCGCTCTCGGCAACGCATTCATTGAGATCCTGCGAGACATCGGAGGCAAGGTCAAGGAATTGGTGCATGTTTCGGCATACACCATGTACAGGCTGGCCCCAGTAGCAGATGGCAAGGTCCCTCTTGGTGACTACGTACAGATCGTCAATGGAACACATGTATACTTCCGAGAATTTGGAACGGAGGCTCCCGATTACCAGATGCACAAGAAGACTGGACGGTGGCCGAACGAAATGGTTCAACTGAAACAATACACTCCTGCGAACCACTGGTACGGAATGCCAAGCATCTGGTCTGCACTGTTCGCTGCGCTCTCGAACCGGCTTCAACACCTCAACGTCATCGAGTTCTTCGAGGACAAGGGGATCTCGCGCTACCTGCTAGTAATGGACGGAGCATACTCCACAATCGATCCTAAGAACCAGTCAACGCTTACGAACTACATCAACTCTTTGATGGAGGTTCGGTCCAACAAGCTAGTGATGATTGGTACGCCGCCTGGAACAAAGTCGGTTCTTGAGGAGCTCAGAACTGAGCTTAACTTCGATCAGTACAACATCGTACGTGAAGCTAACCGCGATGAGATCTGTAGAGCACATGGAGTCCCTCCGAAAGTCGTCTCTATCGTGGCTGCTGGACACCTTGGCGGCCCTGGAGAGGGTGAATCACAGTTTGATCTTTTCAAGAGCTTAGTAGTGAGACCACGGCAACGTGTCTACGAACGGCTGTTTGACAAGGTCTTCTTCTCACAGTATGACGGTCGTCGTGCTGCTTGGGGAGTTCAGTTCAACGAGATCGACCTGACCGACCTTCAAAAGAAGGCGACGGCGCTCAATCTGTACGTCAGAGCCGGTATCAAGAACATCAACGAAGCTCGTGCTGAGATTGGTGAGTTCGGTATCGGAGAAGAAGGAGAACAATACTTCATTAACGCTGGCGGGGTTCCTGTCCCACTTGACATGATCAAGAGGATAGCAGAAGCATCGCTTGAAAAACCAAACAACGACCGAGTAGGAAGTAGAGAGAGTGAGGGAGCAAATGCCTAGTTCAGGAAAAGCATTCGTACGGGTAGAGTTCAATGTCAAGAATGGCGAGGTGTCTGGCTATGCCAACGCCCCTGTTGTTGATCGCGGAGACGCGAATTACAGAGACCTCATCCCTGCGGAGACTTGGCTGAAAGCCCTTGTAGAGTTCTTCGGAACTGGTGCACCAATCAATTTCATGCACCGCAAGAAGTTCATCGTCGGACGGACCAAGTCCGTAGAGGTCACATCTGATGGCCCTCTTCTGGTAACGGTCCCAACAAAGGAATGGGTTAAAGCAGCGATCATCGCTGGCGACATCAAGGGATATTCTATTGAATACAAGCTATTTGATGCCGAACTAATCGCACCCATTGATGGAGACCCGAGACCTATTCGGCGTTTCAAGGCATTCTCTCTAGTACGCGTGTCGTACGTAGATGAGCCTATGAACCCAGGAAGCTATTTTATCGGAGGTAAAAGCGTGAACCTGAAAGATTTCGAAATCAAGTTTGACCGTGACGCTGGCCTAGTGACTATCGTTGCAAAGAGTGAGACGGCTATGGCCGACATCTCTTCATACCTCGCTGATGGTATCAAGAACAAGAGCGTACCTGTTGATGTCCGAGAAGTCATCGGTGTCAAGGCAGAGGACGATCTTGGCGATGTCCGGTACGAGGTTCGAGTTGTAGAGGTAGTTGTACCTAAGGCCGGTGGGCTCAAGGCACTCTTCAGCAAGTTCACCGAAGACATGAAGGGCATCCTCTCTACTGAGGAAGACCCAAAGAAGGATGAGAAGAATGTCAGTGCTGATTTTGGTGCTCGTCTCGACACATTCCTTACCGAACTGAAGTCAGTTGACTTCGGCGAGAAGGCGGTTGACCTGTCTGCCATCGAAACTCAGATCGCAGAGATCAAGGCCGCCCTACCTGAGGGAGAAAAGACTCTCGCTGAGACTCTTGCCGACCTGCAAAAGAAGGCTGCTGACACGTCCATCGTGACGGCTGTCGAAGCAAACTCAACAGCGATCAAGCAGATCGTTGATGTTGTTGAGAAACTGACGGGCGGAAAGTCGAGCCTCTTGCCAGAGGCAACAAAGTCTGCTGACCAACTGAAGGAAGACCGCTGGGGAAACCACGGCGAATAGCTTCACCACGATCTAAAACGGAGGTTTTATACACATGAGCATGACCAAGTCACAAGTCATGGAGAAGTTCACGTCAGACCAAATTGGTGTGAACGGGCTTCTCAATGCAAACCAAGCACGCACTTTCGTTGACGAGTTCGTGCGCGAAGCAGAAATCCTTGACCTGGTTGATATCCAGTACAAGGACAACCGCGCAGGTATCTTCTACTACATCGATTTCGCAAACCCAGCAACAGTCTCTGCTGCTGAGGGTGTAGAGTACACGGACGAGACTGGCGCACTCAGCCATACCAAGGCCGAGTACACTGTGAAGAAGCGCCGAACCCAGTTCAACCTGACCTGGGAAGACATTCACTGGACAATCGAGAATGGTACGTACAAGGACCACGTCATCGCTCTTTGGATGCAACGTTGGGGCGTTGATACGGAAATCCTCGCATGTCTCGGTGACGAAGACCTGTATGGCGCTCCCGCAACATCGTGGGAGAAGCTCATCGACATCAACGAAGGTTGGTTCGAACAGGTAAGCGCAGCCAATGGAGCAACCATCCTCGACGCCGCAAACCTCACCGCTTCGTATCCTACGTACGCGATGTTTGCAACGGCCTGGAACCAAGTTCCAAACAAGTACCGGAAGTTCGCTAAACAGCGATACCGATGGCTTGGTGGAACTCGTTCGGCAGAAGACTACCGTAACTACCTCGGTAGCCGACAAACCGACATGGGCGATGCAATCCTCAATGGTAAGGGCGGCCTGACGCCTTGCGGAATTCCTTTCATCAACAAGAATGGAACGGACGGCCTCGCTGTTGTCCCAGAGGATCAAGGAGTCGGAGAAGATGAATCTACGATCATCCTCGGAGATCCTTCCAACTTCAAGTGGATCGTGCACCGTGAGTTCAAGCTCATGGCAGAGTACCTCAGACGCTCAGATACCTTTGAGTTCACCGGGTACATGTACGATGACTTCATTGTAACGAACCACGCTTCGTTCGTGAAGATCACTGGCGTAACCGCAAACCCCGAGTGGGACTACTCCGAATAGAGTAGAACCCTAGGAGGTTCTGATGGCTCGCTGTGAAGCTATTAAGAAGAACGGTGAACAGTGTAAAGGGAAAGCTAAGGAAGGTTCCCTATTCTGTCGCGTTCATGCACATCTGGCCGAAGAGTTGGTGGAGTCAAAAACTCCACCAGCTCCTTTGGATGAGGCGGCTCCTTCGGTGGGAGATCCACAAACCGACGAGGAGCGCAAAGAGCGGAAAGACGAGCGCATGGAAGATCGTAAGCCTAGCTCTAAACTCCGTCTTGGTGGGAAGGAGAGCGACATGGTAGCTATCTTAAATAAGGGCAAGATGAGACGTGTCCGGTACGTTGGTAAGGGCCGGTACATCATCGCATCTCTGGGTATCAATCTTGGGCCTGATGATTATGGCAAGGAGATTGACGTAGACCATAAGTTCTGGGAACGAATGCACACGAACTCAGAAGCTATGAGCTCTTTCGAAGAGGTGTAGATGTCACTTGTCACGCTGGCTGAATTCAAGGCCGGTATCTATCATGAAACTAACAGATCGTTCACAGACGACCAGATAACGCAAGCCCTCTCGATTGGCGAAGATTCGTTCTACTCCCAAACGGATCGGCACGATCTTGGGTATTGGATTGAGGCAAGACAGCTTGCTGTCAAGCTCCACTCGACTGGGACCACTTCCCTTCGCTGCCCCTACCCAGTTCTTGCGCTGGTCTCTGTGACCGACGATGGTACTGACATCCTAGACAGTGTGACGTTCAATGGGCATTTTATCTTCTACAACGATTCCAAGTTCGGGGAAGTTCCAAACGCTATTGAGGAGACTCAGTTTGGAACTGTTCTCGTTACTGCAAAGTTCGGAGACCCGAGCGACAAGATCGTCAGAGACGACGACCTTGTTCCTACGATACCGTGGGACGTTAAGGACTGTGTCATGCGAATGGCATGGCATCAACTAAGACGAGAGGTTGTTTCTTCTCACCAAGCATCAAGCAGAGACACGAAGCCAAGCAAGGAGACACGCACCGATATGTCCCGAGACTCTCAGATCAGACAGTGCATCAACACCTGGAAGGTCGTAGAGATGTCTGGGATGTGGGACTTTAGATAGCTGATGAAAGCTATGAACATGGCCCCGGCCACGCTGCACGGTGGAGTGTATCCCTTCTACAGTACTGGAACTGGTACTCCCATGAACTGGGACTACGGCCAAAGGGTTCTTGAAGAATTCCTCAATCCCGTCATGGGATATGACGAAGCAATCAGACTTGTTGGCGAAGCTGTTCTAGAGCAGTACAAGGCGATGCTTCGAGGAGACGAGCATCAAGGTCCACCCCCTGTATCAGAGGACACCTTGAGCGCCAGGAGAAACTCCTCTGGCTCAGATGGACAGGGTGTTTTGAACGATACCGGCGACTTTGCCGACTCCCTTCAAGTCACCCTTAAGAAGAGCAGTATCGGACGTAGTGGTGTCGCTGGATTCGCAATAGAGGTAATGCCTGAACCTGCTTCTCATAAGTCCCAGTCAATGATCACAAATATCCAGATGATCAACCAGATGGCTGACACTGGACTGGTTCTTTACGCATCAGACCTTGGGCCTGAGAAGGTCAAAAAGATCATGGCGTGGAGAGATAGGAACTTCACTGGCGAGGGTTCGTATAAAGACAACATTACTCCTGCTGGTGATGAGAGCGAGCACCCAGGCGCTGTCGTGTTTATCCCGCCTAGGGATATGTTCCCAGACAATATCGACAAGGTTCTTAACGAGACCGCGACGGTGGTTGCTGGAGCATACTTCACGAATTTGGCAACGATAGCAAGACGAACGCTTGGGCAAGAACGGTTCGATGAGACATCACTTACCAGATACAGAGCACGTAAGGCTCTGATTGAAACCAAGAAACGATTCGCTCCGTGGGTACTGGTGAAAGAATAATGGCAATGACTCTCCTGCAACTCAAGGAGGCATGGGGCTCAAGGATTGACGACGCAATGGACCGATGCACTCGGTTCCATATACCTAGATCAGAGTTCTGCGACCTCAAAGAAATACATATGTTCCAAGATTTGCCTAGGTCTCTGTTCTACTGGTCACTGTCTCCGATGCGAGAAGCAGTTCAAGACGTTGTAACTGTCAAGGACTACGAAGCTGGCACGGCAACAGCAACCCAACGGATTCCGCATAAGATAGTAGTGAAGGTTCTAGTCATCTCAGATGATGTAGATGAGATCGATGACGACAACTCTCAACAGCAGGCAGATTCAATGCGGGACGCGCTCCTTGCAGAGCTTGGAGACTTCCCGTGTATTGAACACGAGGATGAAAGCGTAGCGTTTCTGTATGAAGGGTTCGTTGACGGAGCCAGTGAGTCGGAGAGTGGGATCTACACCTACACATTTACTTTTGAAGGACTCATATTCATAGATGGACGATCTAAAACAGATCCATTAGTCGATTCAGTCGTCTTTGGGATAAGTATCGCTGAAGAAATAGTCGAAGCTGAAGCAGAAGTAGAGCTTCCGACACCCGACCCTGACGCAATAACTACAATAGAAACAAACGTAGGAGTTCTCCAACTATAAGGAGTGAGCACATGAAAACAGTAATGAACGTCACCAGGAATCTGCTGACGATCAATATCGACGGAAGAAATGGTGCAATCTATCTTCCGAAGAGAGGTAAGATCCTTCTGACTACAGAAGAGTACGCGTCACTCGACGTGAAAGCTCTGGTCAGAGGTGGCTACCTGAGAGTCATCGGAGGTGACCGTTAGTAATGGCCGGAAACGAAAGATACCGTTACCCAGGAGTCTTCACTTCAGAAGTCCCAATGGGCGGCGAGCCGCTGCAACCAGCAGGTTCAGCAGCATCCGCTTTTATTGGAACTGCTGAGTGGGGACCAATGAACACGCCAACGCTCGTTACGAGTTGGGCTGACTTCGTTCGCAAGTTCGGAAACGACTTTGTGAATGGCTACCTCGCATACGGCGCACGAGACTTCTTCCGTATGGGTGGACAACGCCTGTACGTGGTGAGAACCTGTCACTACTCCGACATCACAGAGGAAGCAACGCTGACAGCTGTTAAGGCTGTTGTTGAAGTAACGGATGGTGAGGCAACACCTACGACCCTCATGACATTCACGGCCAAGTACTACGGAACGTACGGCAATGATCTGTCAATTCAGATTGCTAATGTTGACTCCGAGAATGATAACTTCGACGTGTACGTAATCCGAACAATCGGAACTAAGACACGAGTCGTTGAAAGATTCCTTGACATGAGCCTTGACAGCACCAGCGATTTCTTCGTGGAAGACGTCATGAACGATCACGCCACAAAGAAATCTACTCTCGTTACCGTTGCAGTTGATGACGACTCTGTTCTGCCTACGGCGAGCACGAACGTCATGCTGCTTGGATTCGATGGCCTTGGAAGCATAGCTGATGCTGACTACTATGGCGATCCAGCTTCCGAGACAGGACTGTATGCACTGGATAGAGTAAACGAGTGTCTGTCAATCGTTCACCCAGGAATCACAGCCGCAGCCGTTATGACAAACGGTCAGACGTACGTGAACACGCGGATGGCTCGCAAGGGCATCGACGTCTACGTGATGGACCTTCCTCTGGGGTACACGCCTCAAGAGGCGTACGAATGGGTGGCCGAAAACCTTCAATCAAATGGAAACGAAGCCATCTACTACCCTTGGGTTGTAGAAGGAACCACGAACAAGCCAACTGCCCCATATATGTGCGGTATCTATGCACAGAACGATTGGGACTACGGTGTATGGGCTGCTCCAGCCGGTGTGAAGTATCCATTGCCCATCACCGAGCTTGCTCACGAGTGTTCTCTGGGTGAAGGACAACTCCTCAACCCCGTCGGCATCAACGTGATCGCGCAGTTCCCATTCGAAGGATTCCTGCCTTGGGGTGTCCGCACGCTCGACGTGCATACGCATTTCCGATACCTCAACGTCCGTCGCTTCGTCAATGTAATCAAAAAGACGCTGCAAGACGGTGGGCTCCAATTCGTCTTCGAACTGAACGCACCTGCTACATGGAGACGGGTGGAAGACACGGCAGCAATGCTGCTCATGTACTACCACTCCCTCGGAGCGTTCGCTGGAAAGACGCCGGAAGAGTCATTTTACGTCAAGTGTGACGCCACCACGAACCCTGACGAACTGGTTGACCAAGGCATCATGACCTGTGTAGTCGGTATCTGTCCTGTCAAGCCAGCAGAGTTCATCGAGTTCGAGGTGCAACTGTTCAACACTGGCGACCTGCCTATGGCTGAGTCTGCACAAGAGAGCTAGGGAGGTAGCGAATGGGCGAGCAAAGAGCGCGTAAAGGTCTCTTCACCGTAGCCATTATTGGTGAGGGAGGAGAGCACAAACTCCAGGGAATCACTGGACTTGAGCGCACCATCGAAACAATTGACGGTGTATCTGAATCAACAAGGAACGGGAAGATCGATCTCCCTGCCCAGTTGAATACCGGAAACATCACGTTCTCTGAAGCTCCATTCGCAGGATGTGGTGATACACCAGCAGGTAACTTCTTCTTTGAGGTAGAACTCGACGGAGAGGTTCTGGCACACATACGCAGCTTCTCAGGTCTCGGTGTGAACTGGGATATAGTCGAGTCACGTGAAAGCACGGTACTCAATGTGCAGAAGCTGTGGGACAAGTTTTCTCTTCCAGAGATCACTGTCCAGCAAGTTGTAGAGCTTGGCGAGGGCAACCCCCTCTACACGGCGATGCAGAAGCTGGGCAAGATCCAAGGCCCAGGTAATTCGTTCTCCACCGTTGGTGGTAACAACTGCGCCTTCCGTGGCAACTGGGTCATCAGACTCAAGAACCGTGGTGGAGAGATCATCGCTCAGTGGACAATCGTACAGGCTTGGCCATCACGGTACGAGCCTATGAACGACTGGTCGGCTGACGGAGGCGACATTGGACTTAGGTCCATCACTCTCCGTTCTGCTCCTGTCGTAGGTTCACCTGGGATCATCGAGAACGTAAGTTCTTGGGCTACCTCCGCCGGTAGTGGACTTGTGAGCGCACCGTGGCTAGACTGGTGCTCAAGCATCTTCAAGCAAGCACCTACACGGAAGAATCTCGTGATCAATCATTACCATCCTGACGCACTGCCAGGATCGGACGAACCACTCAAGACGATTAAGCTGTTCAACTGCTGGCCGTCTTCAGTCAGCTATGGTGACCTCGACGCGGGTTCACCAGCACTCGCCACTCGGGAAACCGTCATGGCGTGCGACGGCTTCATCGAAAGCTAGTCATTGCCAGAAGGGGTCGGTAGCGGCCCCTTTTGAGCCTCGTTTCAAGGGAGAAACATCATGCAAGTCAAACTACCTATCGGTATTATCCATGAAGGTGAAGTATGCGACCTGGTTGAGCTCAAAGAGCCTACCGGAGGAATGCTTCGTAAAGTCCGAGACAACCTCATCTCTGGGAAGAAAAGAGAGATGTACATCGGGCTCCTATCTGACTGCGTTACTGAGATCGTTGGCATTGGTACTCCTACCAAGCAAATGCTTCTCGACATGTACAACATCGATGTAGAGTTCATCTTCTTCTCAATCGCACAGCTTGATGCTGGCGAAAAAGGACCAGAAGTTCAACACGTATGCCCCAAATGTGGAGATCAAAGAACTGAAGAATTTGTCTTCGCAGATGTCGTTATCAATCGATTTGGGGACGAAGGGTTCGAATCTCCGTTTAACAACGAAGAGCGATCTGCCCCGTTCACCCTGTCTACCCCGATCACCACCCTCGACCAGGAAGGCACTCCATATTCACAGGGAAAGATTGGCCTGATGTCATATCGTCAGTACCTCGACCTCGTTGCCCCTGAAGGTGGAGGAGAAGTTAAGTTCGGTACGATTCAAGCTGAATCGATCTTGAAAGCAATCACAGAACTCGGTCCAGACTGGAGAGGATCTGCTACTCTTAGAGACCTCGACAAGCTCAAGGCCAGTGACATCAAGATGATTGAGCGTGTGTACAATGGTACAAAGCCTGGAATCGCGGACGCCGAGAAGATCGAGTGCGATAAGTGCCGCACCAAGTTCTTCCCCAACCCTATTGATTGGGTGGCAGATTTTTTCGCTTCGAATGCGGGATAGACTACGACTCTGAGGGTCTCCCGTTCGTCGTTAAACTCCCTCCTTATGATCACGGACTTCTTGAGGTCCAGGGGCATCTGATCTTTCAGAAATACCACTGGACCCTAGCCTATTGGGATTCACTCACCATAAGAGATAGGAACATCTACTTCAGCATGTTGCTGACTGACGCAAAGATTCAGAAAGACGAGATGGACACAATGAACAATAGCTAAGGAGGAATGCCTTGGCTGGTATCGGCAGCAATATACTACTTAACGTACAGGCACGGTTTTCTGGAGCAGCAGCTACCCAGCAAGCCCGTGCCTTTCGTAATGAAATTACAGGCATCACGCACCAACTGAATGCCCAAGGCGCTGCAACAGCAGGTCTGGGCCGTACGTCTGTGGTTGCTAGTAGACAGTACAGCAAGTCTATGCAGCACGCAGCACAAAGCACGTTCCGATACACGTTCTATGCTCTTATGGCTATGCGCGTCGGCCAAGCACTGATCTCAAAGGTGTTCATCGGCGGCATGACTAAGGCCGCAAAGAACTACGAATCAAGTTGGGCAAAGATCAAGGGTGTTCTGTGGGAATACCGCGACACGATCAAAGACCTGCAACAATACTCATCAGATCTTGCAATGACAACCCCGTTCGGGGTCCTTGAGATTTCTAGTGCTGTTCTAGCAGCCGCTCGCGCTGGCCTAGACGCACAAGGGATCAAGAGCGCCACAGCAAACGCAGCAAACTTAGCTACTCTTGCTGAGATTGGTCTTGGAGACGCTACCAAGAACATGATTGTAACGGCAAGAATGTACAACATGGAGATGGAACGCGCAGGTGAGATGACATCCATGTTCGCATACTTCGCCAACAAGGGACAAGCAACAGCAGCAGACTTCACCAAGGTACTCGGTGTGGCTGGACAAGCTGCTGGGGCGTACGGACAAGACATCGCACAAACACTTCAACTGACACAGGCACTTGTATCTGCTGGAGTTGAGGTCGGTCGTGCTGGTACTCTCCAAAGAACTCTGTACTCCAGAGCGACTAACCCTGATGTTCAAGAAATGCTTCAGGCTGGACTAGCCTTTGCTGGAAGAGCTCCTCTATACGATGAATTTGGCAACATGCAAAACATCGGAGCGGCTTTCGTAGACGCAACTGCAATGCTGGAAGACATCAAGCAACAGGCAATTGCCCGTGGACAAGGTGCTCAAGCTGGCTCAGCTATAGATGCACTTATCCTTGAACTGTTTGGTATCAGACAAGGACAGGGATTCCTGGCTGTTGGCAGATACTCACAGGAAGAGTACGCGGAACTGTACAACGATAACTGGGCGTCTACTCTCAGCGATGCAGACAAATCACTCAAAGAACGACTAGATGAGATACACTTAACACTGGAGTGGAGCAATGACCAGTGGGCAGCTTCAATGGAGAACCTGAATACCACTCTTGGTACTCCTATCAATACGATGATCCGTCCATTCGTCCAGGCCGGAACTGAGATTGTTGTATTCACAAACGCAATGATCTCGTCTAACGACACTGCTATGTCTCTAATCCCTACCATGATGGCTCTCGGCGCTGCAATAATCGGCATCTCTGGTCTCGGTGGTATCGCAGCCGGTGTCTTCTTCATCCTACGAACTAGAATGGCAGACGTCGGTAGAGAGACCATGCTCATTATGAGCAACATGACGCGACTGAGAAGAATGGGATACTTCAGGGGCGTGTCAGACGCCACACTAGCTGTACAACCACATAGAGTTGGTTTCGCGTACATCAAATCATTTGCAAGAACACCACTCAAGGTACTAGGTGGAGTTGCTCTGCTTGGTGGTATGGTTGCATACGCCTGGAAGAAGAACCTGTGGAACCTCAAAGAGCGAACGCAGGAGTTCACTTCTTGGTGGAAAGACAGTGTTGGCGAGTCCGGTACTGTAGGAAAGAGAATGTACAAGTGGTGGTACGCTCTCACCCACTACTCAAGCAACGAGGGTACAGAAGGTTATACCGGCAGGCTTAATCCAAAGCTAAAAGCATTTACCGATATCTTTCAACCTGGTGGCTATCTTGAAAAAATAGGCTACGGGTTTGGCGCTGTATTCAAGGTAGTCGGACGCATATTTACTGACGGTATTTGGCCCGTCGTTAAGCTTGTCTACAAGGGTTTCTTCGGAATCATCAAAGGAATGGCATGGCTTAGAGGGTTCGGTAATACACAGAGAGGTTTTGAGGCATTCGCTCGTGGTCTCGGCAAGATAATTGCTCTCGGTTTGATGTGGAAAGCAGCAAAAGGTATCTGGGCTGTTGGCACTGCAATCCAATGGCTCCTCACCAAGATGGGCAGCGGAGTGTTATTCAAGTCAGTTAAGAGAATGTGGAGCATCATGATTGCTGAGAGGGTTGCTTACAGAGCAGCCATGACCACTGCTCATGTTCCCGGCATGGCCAGGGCAGCGATGGCAGTTCCTCTCACTGGAGAAACTGCTGGGAAATTTGCAGCAACCAAGCCGGGCGGTACAGGTCTTGCTCTTATACCTGGACTCCCCGCAGTTAGGAGCCGCAAGGACGTAGAGGCCGCACTAGCTAAATTCCCCGGCAGAACAGGTGTCTCCACCGCAGTGACAAGAGGAGCAAATGGGGCATTCATAGCTGCTTCAACGACACAATCTATAGCTAGACAAAACCTCATCGCTTCACGACTCAACAAGATGAGTGTTGTTCGGCTTGGTGTGGCAACAAAGAACATGGTCGGTCGCGGTATCGCATCAACAGCAGCGGCCCCCGTAGCCCTCGGCGCTAACACAGCCGCTGTTATGGCAGCACGAGGAACGTCTGGTGCGATGGGTACGGCTGGAGCTATGTTCTCAATGGGCGCAATGGCTCCTATGATGAAGGTCCTGCTTCCTATACTTCTAGGCGCTGGACTCATTGCCGTTGTCGTGGCATTGATTAACAACGCATCAAAGAGAAATATGGCAGCGTCGTATCCGTTCCCAACACCTCAACAGCCTGTTGTTCCTTCCAATGTGTTTAACATAACGAGCACTGACCCAATGCAAGCAGCACAGGAAGTTGAGCTAGTGTTGAAGAACCAAGCCGATGAAGAGACTGAGAGATTAGCGAGAGGCGCGGCATTTAATACGCTTGCGCAGGTCTCTGCATAGGAGGAATTGTGGCTGACATTTTAGCAGGATTCGCGCAAACAGCTAAGGACGCATTTACAGGTGGAGCCAGCATAACAGGCATCGCCGCCAATGCTGCCCTTATGGCGAACGGGGCTATCAATAATTTCATAACCTCTGGCATTGGTCAGTTCAAGAGAACAGTACTCAACAACGTCCTCGGGCGACAACAAGCATCTCCACCGGCCAAAGACCCAGGCGGTGGACAGAAAGGTATCCTATCTAATACTGGCCTTGGCATCTACATCGTGTTCAAGAAGAACCCAGAAGCCATCAAAGATAACGTATCTGCCAACTGGACGGAGACGGCGATCCAAGGACAGGCAATGCCGCTCACTACATTCTCTAATAGGGGGATCAGGGTAGTATCATTCGATCTGCTGCTAGATGCCCACTCGTCTCCACATCCACTAGGACACATTGGCACAGACCTCGATGATATACAAATGCTGACAATACCACACGACAAATCAGGTCTGCCAATAGCACTGCCGCCACTAAGGGGCGCTGGAGGAAGCGGCAGACAGGTATCTCAAGAGCAATTTGGAGTGCCGCCGCTCGTGAAGCTAGTATATGGCGGTAGGATTCAGGTTGGTTTTGTTCAGAGCATAAGCATAGAGGAGTTGCTACATGGCACTACACCTCAAGCTGCTGCACTAATGCTGCCGACCAGGGCGAGAGTCACTCTTAATCTCGGTATGATTGATGACTCTAGAATGATTGTATCTTTCAACTCCCACGTACCAACCGGTGGTGGCCAAGGCGCTGCTTCTGCTGGAGGTGCTCTACTTACACCATGATAAGAGGGAAACAACCTATCATAGCCTGGGGAACGGAGTATAACATCAAAGACCTCAGACTGCCGGAAACAGAGATCAAGGCTGGCAGCAGATTACATATCGTTGTGTATGGTGAGATGTTAGATATGATTGCCTATAAGTACTATGGGGATGAATCCCTGTGGTACATCATAGCAGATGTAAACGAAATAATGGATGTGTTCCAACAACTCACCCCTGGAATGCAGCTAGTTATCCCTGCGAGGTAATATGAGAGCTGACCTTTTAAGACACCAAGGCGTTATGTTTATCGAGTCAGAAGTGCTCGATAGGGCGTTCGCTGGCGTAAATTACACCTACAGGCAACGTCTTATTAGTGCAGAGCTTGACTTTACTTCAGGAGAGGCCGACTGTTCTAGGCTAGAATTTGCTGACGACGACAACCTAATAATGTCAGCCGTTCATACAGGCGGCAAGCGTGACAATAGTGGAGAGATCTACTACGAGCCATGGAAGGTGTACATAGGGTATTACGACCAGGAGAAAGAGGACATGACACAGATGGTGGGGTATCCTCAGATGGAGGTCCCTACGTTTCCTGAGGACGGCCCACAAACCATCTCAGTTAGGCTATTCAGTGCATCGGCGCTGATGAAGAAGAACACAACGCCAAATGGCAGTGTCGATCATTGGATTATAGACAAGCCAGATTCAGCTTTCATGACTTCAATGGCCACCCTCGCAGAAACATACAAGTGCACCCTCGCTATAAGCGACAGGATGATCGAAATCATCAAGATCCTAGATAAAGGGATATATGACAGGGAAATAATGGGACTGCACTTCACGCCCACTCTTTCAGGAATCAGCAAATCGATAGTTGGTGACAGAGAACATAATCCAGCCGAGATTGCCCACGAGTGGAACCGTTCTACAGTGGGAGTTACAGACCCTGTTGTGCTGGAGTCTGATTACGCATATCTTTATAGAGTCATGAGCAGGATAACCAGGGCTTTGGAGTCTGGAATAATCCCAGCTACTGGTAGTCTGCCAACTGCTATTGAAGCAAGTAATTACAGCGAAGGCCAAGCAGAGGCGTTTAGGTCTGGGCTTAGCGGCCAAACAGTGACAGGAAATTATGTACCAGCAACAACTGAAGGCTACTTCAAAGACACATTGGTTGGTCTAGTGTCTAAGTCCGATGTCCGTGTGGTCTGGGGAATCCAGGGGTCTGAATTCATCATTATGTTGGCGCATGAGTTCATCGAGAAGTACGGATTCCCAGGTATACCAGTTCTACAATACAGGGAAGGTAATGGGTTGATCAGGTCTGCGTCTATGTCGTTGGTAGAGAGCGAAACTCAAGGTAAATGGGCATCGTTCGTCAAGCTGTTTACACAGAGAGACGAAGAGGAAACAGTTGAGACAGAAAAACCTATACCAGACACGTACGCTGGCGTTATCAGCCCAAAAGAATCCTCTCTGGGCTCATATGGTGCAGACAAATACATACGATTGCTGATTCCTCCAATAAATGCACCTGCTACAGCAGAGATGGACATCACTGAGCTAAAGAGAGCTCTTGAGAGCAAGCTCACTGGTGAAATTGTTTCGTACGGTATACCGAAACTGGTAGATGGGCAGCTTGTTGCGCTTACCGGACTAGGAAAAGGAGCATCTTCAGAGGCACAGTCAGGTACAACAGACGATCAAGACCTGGCATTTTACTCAAGGATCTATCTCATAAAGAGCGTGACACACAAGATGGATGCACAAGGCAGCTACTCAATGACAATGAAGGTGGCCGGGTGTACTATTGACGGAAGTGACGACACGGAAACGCTGAAGAGCCTGCTGGCGCTCTTAACGTCTGGTGTGTCAAGCGGTAGCGCAGAGGGATGGATGGCAAGACTCTTTGGCTGGTTTAGTAAGTAAGGGAGTGTAAATGTTAGCTGGGCTATATCAAGGAAAGATCTTAATAGTAAGGCATCATAAGGGTGTTGTGCTTATAAAGGCCGACATCTCATCGCTCAGGTCTGTCCTCCCAAACGGCACTGAGTCTCCTTGGATAACTCCGTGGGCTGTCGTCACAACCATTGGTTCAGGGGCAATCAAAGATAACGATGGTCGGTATGGATCGTACATGACGCCACGTGTCGGCGACAACTGTATTATCGGGTTCGAGGCTGGCAAGCAAGGTCTGCCGTACTGCATTGGGCTTCTACCTCATGATGGTGACCTGCCAACAGAGTACGACAATGACGACTACACTAACAAAGACAGGGAGAAGCAGATACGCCAAACTCCTGAGGGTGGAGGATCTGAAGCCACAGTAAATCCTGCATACATCAACAAGATGTTGCTACAGTACTTCCTCATGCACTCCAAGACAAACCACATGGTCCTAGACGTAGCCAAGGCTGACGGACAGCCAGAACCACGCCTGGAGATAGGTGAGGACGCCACTAATGTAGGTAGTGAGATAGCTCTCGGGCGTTACTTCGCGGAACAGTTCCTCAAACACTCACATACGGGAGACACAGGAGACATAACAGACATCGACTCTGAAGAGATTAAAGACTACATCTCGGAGTGGGCATTTGTTACTAAGGAGCCTAGAGAGGACGGAGTTCCTGGCTCACAAACACCTCCTTCTGAAAATAGCGCCACAGTAGAGAGTATCTTCAATTCTATTATCACGTTCGGTCAGAACATGTGTGAGGGCATCGTCAAGGTTGATACATTCCTCGATGACCCCATTGGATCTATCACAGACGGGGTCACTGACGGCCTCGCCTCCGCAGTCGGGGACATGCTGCCATCTGTTGATCCGACTGATGTCATTAACGAAGCAACCACGATGCTTACTAGCCTTGGGGACAACATCGAGACAGACACGAAATCTCAACTGTCTGACTGGGCTGGTGTAGCTGGTAGTCTTGGCGGTCAACTTACTGGAGATCAATCCGCTGCTATGCAGACACAGATTGATGGACTTGATCTATCAGGACTGGCCAACTTCGTGAATGACGGAGCTAACAAGCTGCTTGAGATGGGTGCTGCCGCTGGTATCACTGACACGCTGACAGGCTTAGGGTCAGAACTGCTTGGCCCAATCTTAGACGATGGAATAGCCTTCGTTGCTGACAAAGCCGGTTCTCTGATCGGAGACACACTAGGAACACTGATTCCGGACGTTCCTTTTGTTGATTCCGCTCTAGACCTTGCTGCTGGACTGTGTTCTGGCAACCCTGGAATGGTAATGTCTGGGCTGTTCGGAGGACTTGTTGATGGCCTCAACGTAATTACCGGCGGGGTTCTTACACCGTTCACTGACGGCATAAAGGCTGTCGGTGGAGGACTACTGAGCGGACTATTCAGCAAAGAAGGTTTGCCGTCCGGTAAAGAACTGTTAGACCTAGCCTTTTCATAGGAGACAACAATGGCTGAACAATTCAAGAGGTCAGAGATCGGATACACAGGCGTATCTTTCCCATTCAGGCTTGCCCCAACGGGGAAGGTAGCAACATCTACTGTGAACCTATCTACTGGCGTAATGCAGCACATTGTTGAGGCAATCGTACAGATCATCAGAACTATCAGAGGAGAGAGGTTCTTCCGAAGATCGTTCGGGGCCGAGCCGGTTCACGTAGTGTTCAGGCCAAACACAGAAGTCGAGATGATGTGGATGGCTTCAGAACTACAAGACATACTGGCAGAATACGAGCCACGGGTGTCCCTCATCGAGGCAACAATCGTTGAGCAAGACCCCGACCAGGGGTTCGTTAAGATGCGCCTTGGATTCAAACATAACGCCACGCAGATCACTGATTATATCGAAGTCACAGTTTAGGAGACCACATGACGACTAGACCAAGAAATACGATTGTCGAGTTCACGGATGAAACATTTGATTCAATCCGTACTGGTATCGTGGCGGCACTGAAGTCAGAAGACGACTTCAAGCAGTGGACTGACCACCTTCCCTCAGACATGGGTATGGTTCTGGTCGAGGTCTTCGCTGGATTAGCCGACATGTTCCGGTTCCATCAAAACGTAACAGCAACCGAGTCGTTCCCAGCCACGGCGCGTAGTAGGGCTTCTCTGTGTCGGCAAGCTGAATGGTTTGGGTATTATCCTCACGCATACGCAGCCGCACAGGTTGACCTTACATTCACGAAGACGAACACAGACGTGGCGGCTACCATCCCGGCCAAGACTAGGGTATCTACTTCAGACGGAGAGATTACGTTTGAGACTGTCAAGCAGTTATACATACCACCTGGCCAGGCTTACGCCACAGTTGGCGCTATAAACGGAGTCCACGTAGAGGGCCAAATCATCGGTGTTTCTACCGGCGCTAAGAACCAAGAGTTCCAACTCCTAAATACCGGCCTTGTAATGCTCGCAGAGGGCGAATACTCCCTTAGTGTATACATCGGCGGACAAGAATGGGCTCAATTCCCTTCACTACCATGGGCCGCTGGCGAGAATGGCTGGCGTCTATGGATAGACTCTGATGGTGAAGCATACGTGCGCCTAGGGGATGGAACTTACGGGAATATCCCTACGACAGGAGATCAGGTCGTTGTTGAATACATCACAGGTGGTGGCGTTGATGGTAACGTAGGTGCTAACACACTTACAGCCGTTGGGTCGTCTTTATCAAATGTCACGAGTGTAACCAATGAGTCCGCTGCATCGGGGGGCGCTGATGAAGAGACAACCGAGGAACTGAGGGCCAATCTTCCGAGCGTGGCCATCACAAGAGGCCGGGCTGTAACCAGGGACGACTATGAACGGCTGGCTGAGGTCTTCGGAGAGATTGACAAGGTTGACGTTGACCACCCCAGCGCGAACATAGTCAAGCTATTTATCTTGCCGCAGGGAGGGGCAACTCCAAGCGCAACGCTCCTTACAGCAGTAGCTACCTACTTCACTGACATAAGAATGATAACTGAAGACCTACAGGTGCTTGCTCCAACCATCGTTCTTGTTGACGTTGGCTGTGAACTAGTTATCCATGAGGATGCAGACTCTTCAGAGGTCGTATCAGATGTAACTGCTGGGCTTAGGTCGATGATGGCAAACGCTGATTTCAACACTACTGTGTACATCCAAGATGTATACAACTACCTTGAGACGCACGACGACATAGTACACGCCACAGTAACCATTCTATCTGAGTCTGGGGCTGGAACTGTTGTTGACATCGTTACCGAACCTGGCGAGATTCTAGCAGCCGGGCAGGTAACAGTGGAGGTAACCGATGCTTAACATGTATGACCTGCTCCCCAAGCTCTACAAGTTCATGGATGATGAGGGCGTACTAGAGACGTTCCTTGCTCCTCTCCAAGCTGAGCTAGAGGAGATCCACTCTGACGAAGCTCGTCTTCGAGAGATTCAGGGCATCTTTACTACCGACGCTGACTACCTAAAGTATATTGCACGATCCTTAGGATGGAAGCTGCAAAGTAAGACAGAAGAGGCCCGTCGCCAAGAGGCAGCGACTATCGTAGAGTTCTACGACCTCAAGGGAACGCCATACGCAATTAGACTGATCTCTAAACTAACACTAGACAAGCTGTTCAAAGGTCTGGGAGAACTTTGGACCCCAACAGCAGCGTCTGCATCTGAGATTACGACAACGCCAGAGTTTGACCTGGATGACCTCCTCGACAGCAACGGCACGTTCGTGAACTCAGACTGGAATGCGTCAGGAGGCTACGAGTACGGCTACGAGGCAGAGTATTCATACGTTGTCTTTATCAGAATCGATCCAGAAGACTACACATTTGGTGAGATCGGGCCACGCATCAAGGCATTCAAAAACCTCATCCATACCATGCACCCAGCAGGACGGTTCTGCTATCCATACATCGTATGCCGTGGAACTAAGGCGGAACACTTCGAGTCTGTGCAGCTTGTGTATGAGGAGATCACTGGACTGAAGACGTTCGATGATCTGCGTTACTTCGATGACGGTGGACGATGGGATACAAATGACGAACCTCTTGACCCTTCTGTGTCAACAAACTTCTACTTCGCCTGGGACTACCTAGACGACCAGACTGCCGACGCTACCCCTGAGTGGGAGACGTTCGACGATGATGATGGGCAACCAACGCCTTCGTATCTAGAGTTCGACACTGGACTTTGGGAGGTACATTCAGTATTTGAGATAAGATAAATTATGGAATACTCAATAGGATTAAGAGACAAAGCTACTGTTTTATTCAACGCTGGAATGACGAAGGTTGATATATCCACTGAACTCGGGCCTAACAGGAAAACAATAGAGACTTGGCTTAACGACTACGATAATAGTAGCCATATTATACATAGAGAGATGACGGCCCAATTGAACCGTGAACTCTATGATAATAGACCGAAGTTGAAGAGATACAGGTCTACTGCTAATGGTAAGCGCGTACGTGCTGCGGCTCAGGTCAACAGGAGACACCGTTTGAGGGCCGGAGGCGGGGGAATATCCCGAGATGAGATCTCCTCCATGTGGGAAGGGCAACGTGGGTTATGTAAATACTGCGAATGCAAGATGCTTCAGGACGGGGACAAGAACAACCCCGCATACTGCACGATAGACCACGTAATCCCGGTATCAAAAGGCGGAGAACACATAGCCACCAATGCGGTTCTTGCCTGTCGTAGATGCAACAGTATGAAATCTAACAAAATTATCTCAGCTACGATATAGGAGGCTATCATCACGCAACTAAGGATACACGACTTTCACTCACCACGCACGACAGACCCACTCAATACGAAATGGGAGAGGGCGTTACCCGTCTGCCTGACGAAGGACATGTCCGTGCAGAAGGGTACTGGCGACTACGACATAACGATCAACGTCGGTACTTACCTGTGTGACGGTGTTATGATTTACGAGAATGCCGCACTGGCCGACCAGGTTACGCTTGACGCGCCTTCTGGCAGTGATCGTATCGACGTGATTTACGCGACGTTCGCGTACGCGGCCAGTACGACACAGCCAGATGCGGCCTACGCAATCTCAAAAGGGACACCTAGTGCCTCCCCTGTGGAACCAACGCTGTCCACGGCGCAAGTAAAGATTGCAAGCATCAAGGTTCCTAGCACAGCAAACGACCTGGACGACTGTTTCATTGCCAACGCAGCAACGCTCCAAGAGCAAGTGACAATGCTTCTTGGCGTCAAGGTTCAGTCAAACGTCTGGGCCTCTATTATCTCTGACCCATTCATCCTTGCAACCCAACCCACGCTCTCTATGATCTATGAACAAGGTATCATGGATGGAGACATCTGGATTGAACTTGGAGGCATGGACATCTACCTATACGATGCCACTGCAAACGTGTGGATCTCATCTGATACGCTTGCTCATGCTTCTTCGCATAAGTGCGGCGCTTCCGACGAGCTCGATGTCAAGAATCTATGCGATACAAGCAACTATCTCCACCAAGCGACGGCTCCCGAGCATAATGATCTCGGTCTGAGCCATGACGCGCTGGTTGACGTTAGCATAGACGACCATCACAACAGGGATCACTATTCCACTCACCATACCGGACAGGCAGACCCACTCGACGTACAGAACCTCGTCGATGCTCTTGGGTATCTGCACCTGCACGCCGTGGCTCTTGCAACCGACCCTCATGGCAACGGGGCCCATGATCCCGAGATGGCTCTTGCGGACCACGAGCATGAGATCGATGCCGTGACTGGAGTTATCGAGAAAGGTTCTCTTGAGGCCGGATACGCGCCGACGGTGGACGTGCCAACCGGAGAGTTTTACTCGTCTGTATTCCCAGACATCTCAATCACTGACTCTATCATTAGAGTGGCCAGACTTGAGGTAAGCCTTGCATCCGCTGGTTCACCAAGTGGAGCTATCACGTTCACCTTCAAGCGCAATGGCGTCTCCATCGGGACCGTCGTTGTTGGCTCCGGAAACACCAAGGGAAAGAGCGACCTATCCCCAACTGTGACACTTACTCCATACACGGATCGCATGTCAATCGAGGGTCCGGCTGATGCACTTGGCGCAACGGGCGCAGTTGCCAAGATCATTTGGGAGAGATACGTAGCTCCAGCAGGAGGATAGTCATGGCCGTTCTATACTCAGTGGCTCAAGGATCTACTCAGATATACAAGGTAGACACTGACGCTGCCACTATCGAGAAAGCGTTCACCGCTGGTATTGTTGCGAGAGATCTGGCCTTTGGACTAGACCAAGACTTGTTCGTATACAGCGGTTCGGTCGTTAAGTCTTACAACATCGACACCGGGGCACAACTTACATCGTTCTCAGCATCAACCTCTGGTACATGGGGGATTGCTGTTGATCACAATGGAGACGTGTGGCCAGGCGGGTACAGAGAGCAAGTTAAATACAGTGCTGCCGGTGTAAAACAGTTTGAATTCAGCTTATCTGGAGACACGGACCCCCGAGCATGGACGCTCGGAGATAACTTCTGTATCGGTGTTGGGTACTATATCTACCAGTATCTACCAACTTCTCCGTATACGCGGTCGCTTCTAATGCAGTTGCCTATCAGTATACATGACGGCGGTTTTGACTTCGATTCACGAGACGAGACTGTGTGGGCGATAAAACAACAAAGCAACAAATACTATCAGATAAGCATAGCAACCGGCGCGATCCTCAAGGTTGTTACTCCTACGCCTATTGGTAGCCTTGCCAGTAACCCAAGCGTGAGTTACTTAGCCCACAGGGACAGGTTCTCCGTAGCTGGTGAACGTCTTAACATATGCCACATGTAGGGAGGAACTATGATCATCTTTGTTGTAGGACCAATTGAGAAAGAGACATCTGGTGGCGTTGTAAAACCACGATGGCCTCTGTGGTGGGACCAAGTCCATACCCAAGCGACCATCATCTGCTACAAGGAATCAGACAGCGGTGACTACGCCATGTGTGTATCCGAGACACAAGACCAAACAACCCTTCTTAACATCATCAAGAGTAACGATGACGCCGAGATAGTTGACCTGGAGAACGCGAACCGGCTTGGCAACGAGTGGTTCCCAGCAATCGAAGCTGAGGAAGACGGCTCTACTCCTTGGACTGGTTTCGATCTAATGGAGCGAATTGAGGGGCTTGGGCTTAGAGTATGAATATAACTCTTGGGGGCGTACAAACACTTGGGTCCGGCCAGGGCGTGGTGGCGTGCGAGCCAATAGGTCAAGACGCGTTGGCCGTCGCTGGATCTAAGACGTATCTCGTCCCATCTAGTCAAGGCTGGATTCAATACCTATACTACGCCCAGGCGAAGGTGCTCGACAATCTGTTCACAACAACAGACATGATCTATGGCGCTTATGACACACAGGAACAGGCAAAGTCTTTAATCACGATAACTGACTCACTGTTTGTGATGGCTACTGAATACCGTGCCTGGGCGTGCACTTGGAATGGCTCTAGCGTCGGAAGAGGATCTGTGCGATCTCTCCCAGCAAGGACGATAGGCGCTAACACCGCACGTATAGACGACAACACATTCATTATTGCCGGTTCTGTTTCAAGCTTAGGAAAAGCATTCATTGGTGTCGTCAACGGAACCTCGCTTACGTTCTCTTCGCCATACACGTTCAAAGACGCAGGCGTTGAAAACGTTGACGTCTGTGTGCTTGACGGAGATAACTTTGTGATCTCCTACGGCTCTGGCGGGACAACCTATTGTGTCTCTGGATCACGCAGCGGATATGTTCTATCATTCGGGACTCCAACATCGCTATCCACAGGATTTTCTGTCTCTGGAGACGTCACAATCAAGAAGCTCGATGATAACCGCTTCATTGCTGCTTACAAATCTGCCACTGGTGTGCCTGTTATCAGCATCGGGACTGTAAGCGTAACATCAATATCGTTCGCGGCAGAAGTTGTGGCAGATTCAACCGCCACTGGAACCTATGAAGCACGCAACATACGTTTTGGGTGCTGCCTCTCTCCACCCGCAAACCTATGGCCAAGAAGAGTGTTCGTCTCCTATGCGAAGAATAACGGTACATTCAAACCGACTAGCAGCGGAGGCTACTACACAAAGTACGGGCTCTATATGCGGATGGGTTTGATCTCGGAGAACGGGTCTATTTCGTTTCAGGATAGCCCCTTCTTGGTGAAGGACAGCTTCTGGTCTAGTTCAGATCTTCATGCAATGAATCTTTGGCCTATATCTACATGGGAATCAGCGGTCGATTGGGTGCAAGACCCCTACCTCTCGTCGGCTGAGTATCTTTACGCTCGGACATTAACAATGGACGCTGTCCAGCAAGATCTAACGCTCTACTCGAACGAAGAGCTACAGGTTTCTACTGATCCTGATTTTTCCATGTCAAGAGAAATCTACGACGTGCTTGCTGTTTTAGGGGATGCAAATGTTAGGCCTAACAAGGTTGCTGACGAATCCTTTTCGTTAAGCGAGACAATATCGTGGTTGTCTGCTCTAACCAGAGATATTTCAGAAAACCTCAGTCTGGTAGATGACTGGCAGATAGGTGGAGATTTCGGATTCATGAAATCATTCTCAGAGCAGTTCGGACTTAGTGCCGACTTAATGAACGACCCACAGAAGCTGGCAGAAGAGATCATTCACATCTATCAGAGGTTAAGACTGGCTGGCGCGTTCGACAATACTAACACAAGGATAGCTGCGTCAATTCTCAAGGCTGGGATGACAACTGAAAAACTCTAAGGAGACAACATGCACACATTCCATTTGAACATAGAGAAAGAGCGGAACGAAAAACAAAACGGCTCTTCGTATACGTGTGATTGGATGCACTTGCGGCTTGTGAGCGCGGCTGCTTCAGTTGAAATAGTTTAAGGGGAGCGCCTAGATGCCCACTCAGGTTTATTCTACAGCAGGCTTACGAAATTGGACTGTCCCATCCGGAGTAACTTCAGTTGATGTTCAATGCTGGGGGTCGGGCGGCAGAGGCGGAAATAATTCGACTTGGAGTGGTGGTGGTGGTGGTGGTGGTGCTTACGCAGCAAAAACAGGGATAACAGTTACCCCTGCCGCATCTATTGCTTGCGTCATAGGCACTCCATCTGGCGTTGACGCTCAAACTCCAAGCACAACATTCAATGGCGTTACAGTAGTTGCTGCTGGCGGATGGGGGACAGAGGATCATTACGGAGGAGCACGCGGCAAGGTAGAAGACTCCACTGGCACAACAAAATATGATGGCGGTGACGGCGGCGAGGGCAATTATAGCACAGGAAACGGTGGCGGTGGTGGTGCTGGTGGGCCGAGTGGTGCTGGCGCAGCTGGGACGAACGTTTCATATGGATATGATTTCGGGGGTGCTGGCGGCGCTGGAAACAATGGATCTGGCGGTAGTGGAGGAACTGCTGGCACTAATCG